AAACCTAGAGGAAGAAAACTGTGAATCCTGTACAATTTAGAGTCACCGAACCAAAAATGAACGTCAAGGGTATGACCGTGTTCAATCAAGAACACGTTGACACTAAAACACAACCAATGTTCTTTGGTGCACCGCTTGGTGTACAAAGATATGATTCATATAAGTATCCAGTCTTTGAAAAACTCAATAATCAGATGCTAGGATACTTCTGGAGACCAGAAGAGGTGTCTCTACAGAAAGATCGTGGTGATTATCAATCACTTAGACCAGAGCAGAAGCATATCTTCACATCAAACTTGAAGTATCAGATTTTACTTGACTCTGTACAAGGTCGAGGACCTGGCATGGCACTAGCACCATACTGTGCACTACCAGAACTTGAAGGAGCGTTGAATACATGGCAGTTTATGGAGATGATACACAGTCGTTCCTATACATACATCATCAAGAACATATATCCTAATCCATCAGAGGTCTTTGATACTATATTGGATGATCAAAGGATACTTGATCGTGCTCAGTCTGTGACACGAGCATATGATGAGTTCCTAGAGGTTGCACAGGAGTGGGGTAATGGTTGCATGTGGCAATCATCATCAAAAGGTAGTCCTACTCAGGTGTGGCAAGAACGTGAACTCAAAAGAAAACTTTATCTTGCTGTCGCTAATGTCAACATACTTGAAGGCATTCGTTTTTATGTGTCTTTCGCTTGTTCTTTTGCTTTTGGGGAACTTAAACTTATGGAAGGGAGTGCAAAGATTATATCACTCATATCCAGAGACGAAAACCAACACCTGGTACTTACTCAGCAAATGATAAAGAACTGGCAGAAGGGTGATGACCCTGTGATGCAGCAGATTGTTGAGGAGGAGAAGCAAACAGTCATTGATATGTTTGCTAATGCAGTCAATGAAGAGAAAGAGTGGGCACAATACCTATTCAAAGATGGTACTATGATAGGTCTAAATGACAAACTTCTTATCAAGTATGTAGAATGGATTGCTAACAAAAGAATGAGAGCTGTTGGTTTAGAACCTATATACGATGCACCTATAAAGAACAACCCACTTCCTTGGACTGAGCATTGGATCTCATCTAAAGGATTACAGGTTGCTCCACAAGAAACTGAGGTTGAGTCCTACGTAGTAGGTGGCATCAAACAAGATATGAAGAAAAATGCATTCAGTGGATTTAAATTATGATCCTTGGCAGTACCTAACTGTTGAGAATTTTTTATCTCCCGATAGGTGGGAGCACTTTCAAAGATTAGCACACTTTGAGATGAAAGCATACCATGATAGAGAGGCATTGACACCATCAGGTAAGTGGATACGATGGCTTGATGAAGATATATTACCCGAATCTAATGTTCTTCATAAACAAATGAAGAGGTTCAGAGAACCTCCTAAAAATGTAAAGAAAATAATGCATTGGGCAGTGTGTCCACCTAATTACACTATGCCTATGCATTGTGATTATGATGCTAGATTTTTTACATCTGTGCTATACATAAATCCACCTAAAAGTTTTGGTACCATACTGTGTAAGAATGATTCAGAGTATAGTGATTATGGTGAGTCACGAAATACTTCTTTTGACACTAATGAATATGAGATAGAGGTACCATGGAAACAAAATAAATTATTTTCTTTCAATAACCTCCCTAAATCATGGCATTACTATAAAGCAGGTGCGGAAGCAAGGATATGTATACAATCTTTTTTCGTTGATACAGATAAAATAGTCAAGGGTAAGGAGGAATGGGATCATCTAATTGATATAGATCCAAAATATTACTCATGAGCATATTAGATCAGCAATTGAGTGGCGAGTTACCCATACCAAGCAAAACAAATTTAGATTGGTATCTATTTCATAGAATAGTTGACCAGTATCGTGGTGAACCCATGCTAGAGGTGGGTGTAGGACGTGGTGGATCCGCCCTAACCATGGCATATAGCACCCCTATATTGGACGTTATTGACTCGTGGCATCAGACATGGCAAAAAGAACCAGTTGAAAAAATTTTGCCTGCAAATTTTATTGATTCTAAATCTTCACAGGCTGAGATAGATAAAGACTACGCATGCATACATCTTGATGCTAACAAATCATATAGTGGCACACTATGTGATCTGATAAAATATTCATCTTATTGTTATGGTGTTATATGTGTGGATGATTACTTACAAAGTATGTGGCCAGAGGTCACACGTGCGGTTGATGAATTTGTAAGTAAATCTTCATGGAAAAGAATACTAATAGGTAATCATCAAGTCTTCCTATCACGTAGTAGAACATCTGCTGTCAAGCAAATCGCTAGAGAATTTCCTGTTGCTATGGTAGATGAAGAAATATTCTTAAGTTATGGTAAGTTACCGACTCACGAATTATTCAAAAAATTTATGTCGGTAAATAATACCATGTTATATACATGGCATAAAAAAGCATACACATGAAACCACAATCAGCAAAAGCAAAAGGTAGGAAACTGCAACAGTGGGTGAGAGATCAACTCATTGAACATAGGAACATACATCCTGAGGATATAGAGTCAAGAAGTATGGGTGCAGGTGGAGAAGATCTTATAATGGCACGAGATGCTAGACAGAAGTTTCCATACAGTATAGAATGTAAGAACCAAGAGAAGTTGAATATCTGGGATGCTTATGCACAGGCACAGGCAAACTCAGGTGATCATGAACCCATTGTTTTCATAAAGAAAAATGGGAAAAAACCTTTGGCAGTAGTTGACGCTGAACATTTTATCAATCACCTATGGAACAGGAACTTAGACAAATAGTATTGCCTATCCTTATAAAAAATATGGATGACAATAAAGACATATATAAAATTGCTGATCAATTAGTAGAATCATTATGCAAAAAATTGTCAACGCAATAGCAGTTGTATCTGGTGTCGGTGTCCTTGCAATCGTAGGTGCAGGTGGATACCTATATCTAAATAAAGATGCCTTGATAGAGAAGGCAAAAGGACAGATATTGGAACAGGTTACAGGATCACTGGGTGGTGCTGTCACTAATTCTCTACCAGATGTCACAGGTCCTGCTCTACCTCTACCTTCACCATTTTAAAATATGTTATCAACCCAATATCGCCTGAGATTGGAAGCAATCTGTAAGGACATCGCCTCTGGTTCAGAGGTCAGCATGGAAGATATGATATGGGCACAGAAATTAGCAAAAGCAAATACCTCTGCGAGAGGTATGCTACAACAGGCTCGTCGGATGAAACACAATCCTGACGAGTCTTTTCTGAATAACTTGAACATTGGAGACCCCGATTCAAGTAACCATAGAAGGGGTTTCGGTGACCCTGATGAGATAGTTGAGTGGTTTCACCAAGAGAGATCTGATGATTGGAGGCAACGAGACTAATGTGGAAATTTTTTGAATGGGCATGGAGTCTAGATTGGGGTGAAGGTTTTGCCTTACTCGCAGTTCTATTTGTATTCTGGTATGGTAAGAAATGGATAGACAATAAGTTTGGTTCTATCAATCAGAAACAAGCAAAACAATTGAAAAGAATTATTCGAGAAGCGATAGATGAATCAGAACTCATCGACAAACTATGAACATCCTGACTTTTACAAAAGTCCAATGGGTGTGGTGTATGAAAAAAAACCAAAGATAACATACCCACATCTTTACGCTGTGTTTCTATTAGATTCACATAACACAAGTTGGTTTTACATAAGAGAAGATGGAACTTGCTATTGGGAACACACTCGTAAAGATAAGGACAAAGTAACTGAAGATGTAGATAACTTGCAGATGGACTTATTTGGTAAACCTATATTATCAAAAGAGTTTATTATGAAAGCGATACTATGAATAATAATCCACTGACTCGTAGGATTAATTATAGAAATTTTAAAAAAGATGTCTATCCATCTCGTGATGTGGTGACAAAAATAATACAGGATGCAATAATTTTTTCACCTTTCAAGGGGTCTATGAAGTATCTTGACATTGATGTATGGGGTCCTGAACACTCAAAAATAAAATCAGAGTTTGTTCTATCAACTCCAATAGCAGGCACAGGTCTCAAAAAACATAAAAATAAACATTTAGATTTTGATGAGTGGGAGAAAACGTTAGAGGAGGAATATAAAAATCATCCCTATAAATTTAACACTCAAGTAGAAGCACCATATCTTCTTGCCTTCACAGAGAATAAAAACAGACGTGCATATAAATTCAGACCCGATAAAGATGTTTATATGAGGTGGGGTATGTTCATGTATGCGATTGTCCTCAATGCAAATAATTATGGTGTTGATGCGTCATACTGTGGTTGCTTTAATATGAAACGTCCAAATAAAAATAATAAAATGTGTTTAGATTATAGAAAAGATGGTAAAGAAGTTTTATCTTTTATAGGATTAGGATATTATGACTTTGATAGAAGGGAACTTAATTGGAAGAGAAGAGGTGAAGATTATATAGAGCACAATTTAGGTGGTAAATATGATATAAAGAATAGAGAAAGGATTGGGTGTAAATCAAACAAATATAAGACACAAAAACCAACCATTGATAGTATGTTGAGGTGGAGGTAATAATTTTTCTATATATTAAACAAGTGTTATTATATTATGACAGACTCAGCAAAGAAAGATGCAAAGAAAGGTATTGTCAATAAGATAAAGGAAGGGTTAGACGATAAAGAAGAACAACTAGCGATACTAAGCACCTTCGTGAGATTAGGTGTTATGATATGGGCAGGTGCCATACTTACTCTTAATTACGTAGAGATACCTGGTTACAAACAAGAACAGAAGATCGATCCGACCTTCATAGCTTCGGTCTTTACTGGAGTTTTAGCTACGTTTGGTGTTCAAGCTGGGGGTAAGAAGAATGGATCTGCACCACCTCTTAGTAAGAAGGACATGGAGTCACTCATAGAAAAGGCATCCAACACAGCACCTGGTCAAACAATAAGGATAGAATCACCTGCACTAAAGATTGTTTCCGATCAAAAATAGAGTCAGTGAGTCCACACATAAATAGGTAATTATAACTACAATCTGGTACTATATAAGGTGTATATGGAATTGAAACTATCATGCACCACTATACCCTTGCTTGGCACGATCAACAGGATGTCGAGCACCACATCTGCGAATATGCAGACGATGCTTTTGGGGCAGCAGCACACGCCAGAGAGGATGTTCCGTTTCTACAGGAACATCCTTTTTCTTTGTACGAAATTCTGAGGGAAGACTAATGAAAGACCTACCCATAAGATCCTCATTCATAATATTAGGATCAATAGCACTAGCCTTATACATATTACCAAAGGTTGCTTACGTATGAGTGGAAATACTTAATATACATGTGCCAGGTGTGGGTATAGAGGCACTCAAAATACCCCATATATTCACACGACAGGTGCAAGTTGAGCATGCGGTTTCTCCTTCTGTGCCAGTCACAGTTGACATAGGAAAACCAATTGTAGATATACCTGGTTGCGTTGAAGTACATCCAGAAAACAAATATCCAGATGGTACTAAGAATAAACAATTAGCAAAGGATGATGATACTGTCACATACTGTGATGCAAGTATGCCATCTTTTGATGCGATGGATTATACACCAGAACAACTTATTATAACAAGAGATGTGCCCCCACCTCCTGTAGAACCACCACCTGACCCTCCCACATCTCCAGAGGTAGAACCTCCTAACATACCAGAGGGTGAGACGGAGTGCCCTGCACCTAATCAACCAAGAGTAGGTGATCTTACTTTGAATGGTGATGAGAAAGTCATCGGACATGAATTGCAGGGAACAACTTGTGTCGTATTATATGAACCAACCACACCTGCGGAGAAATTTTTACCCTCTGCAAATCAGGCAAGCACTACAGCAGCGATAGCAATAGTGGCAACAGCATCTGCTGCAGCTACACCACTCTTATTACGACTTATAAAACCTGCCATAAAAAAACTCACAACCACTGCCCAGAAAAAACTAGGTCGTCATCGTGAGTTATCAAAGAGCGAGATTGTTGCTAATCGGTATCGCCAATCGAAAGGTCTACCTCCTCTAAAACCTCGGAAATAGAGTGTCTGTGATCGGGTAATGTGTTAGGTGGATTTACTAAAACTACATCGGCACACACCTTATAATAAGGAGAGGTTCGTGCGAACATAATACCAGCTTTCATCAATTCTCCACAATTTTTTAA